GCTTCAAACGGCATAACTACGCTTGAAAATGATTGAGATAATTTGCCTGTCTTGTGTAGTGTTTTACTTGAAAAGCCTTTCTTTTTCTTCCACTGATAATAGCTTTCTTTAACAGGTTGCCATTCTTCGCTGAATGCTTCACCTTCTGACTGGAACTGTTTCTTTATTCTTATCTCAATCTCTAAGGCAGATTTTCTCAGAGTTAGCTCTGTAGCTTCTTGCAATTTTGCAGGTAAATTTTCTAAAAATCTTTCTAAATCTTTCAAATCTTTAGCCATACTATGCTCGCTTTTGGAATAAGATTTAGTAATCTCTCTGCTTCAGCTATCATATTCTTAGTGTTCATAACTTGATAATTTTCAGCTCTTCTCCAATACATATTAACGTTGGTGGATAACTCAGAAGCCGCCAGAAGAAGTAAAGCTTTTCTTACCTCTGGCGTATCTGGTAAAGTATCTGTGTTTAACAACTTTTTAGCTCTGTTAACAGCAATATCTACGCAATTTTGTAAGATTACATCAGGATAAGAGCTATCATTTATAAAAGTCTTTAAATCGTCGATTGTTATCATTTTCTCTTCTTATCGTCTTCTACTTTTTCAGCTAATTTAGCATCAATTAAAATTAACGCTACATTGTCATCTACATCTTGCATTCCTGCTTCAACTCTATATTCTTTACCATTAATCCATACTTGAGTAGCTTCTTTAACAAATACTTTCATATCTCTACTCCTTAGTTAGATTCAATTCTTACGATAGCCGGTTCGTATAGACGCTTCGTTGCGAAATATGCTCTCCAGCCTACAGTTTTAACTCTTCCCAACTTATCTAAATTTGCATAAGTAGTTTGTAATGTATTACCGTCTAAATCAACTACTCCATAAGCATCAGAACCTACTACAAGAGTTTGGTATACATTAGCTGGGCTGTTTGAATTACCGTTTGGAACTATCGGCATTGCTGTTGTTTCGATAAACCTAACTCCTGCAAATTCTCCGATGTAACCTTGAGCGATCGGGTCTCTTTTCGTCATTGAAAGCATTATCAAATCCTGGTCTGTAAATAGGTCATTAACTTTGTCAGGATGTATAAAGCAGACATAATAACCATCTGCAAAGGGCGGTATATCGTTTCTTTTTAAGAGAGTTGCAGCTTTTCTAATTTCTGTTTTTGTTAGTGGTTTAGTTCCATCGAGCTTATCTCTGCTTGAAACACCACCGGCGTAAATAACGTTTGTTCCGGCCGTCAGCTCGTCCATAGCAATGGAATGTAATGACTGTTTAGCATTATAAGACAATCTATTAATTGCTATGTCCATCAATGGAGTAAATGAAGTTATATTTGTAAAATCATCTAATTCAATATAATTTCCGTACTCGTCAAGCGAAACACTTACTTGTTGAGTTGATAGATTTGCCCCAGTTGCGGGTGTGGGTTGGTATGTGATAGGTGTTTTAGCAAGTGGTAAAGGTGAGAATCTTGTAAATATAGCTGTTTTACCGCTATTCAATGGTAAACTGAATTTTTGCCCATAGTCCAACACTGGAAGATTTTGTTTTACATAGGCTAATAACTTACGTTCATAATACTGTGGAAAAAGTTCCGGATTTGTTACTCCTGTAACTACTGCCATTTATACAACCTCCTGTTTAAATTTTTCTGCTAATTTGACTAATTCTTCATAGCTCATTTTTTCTAAGTTGATAGTCTCATCTTCAACTTTTGCTTGAACTGAAGACGGCTGTAATTTTTCAGATGCTTTAGCTTTATACTCATTCACGATTTCAGAAAGCGTGTCTACATCTGCTCTTTCAATAAGTTTCAATAATGCTGATGCTTCGCCTTCGACAACTTTCACAAGTTTAGTTGCTTCTTTTTTTAAATGCTCTTCATACTTTCTTCCAATTTCTGCAAGTGCTTTTAACTCTACATTCTCTTTTTCCACTGCTGATAGTTTTGTCTCCAATGCCCTTACAGCTTCTACAAGCTCTTCTTTTGACAACATTTCAACTTTCTCTAACATTCTTTAACCTCCGTTTTTTAGATTTTTTTGAAAAAATTACTTAGATGGTCTTGGTTTTGGTTGTGGCTTAGTTTTCTTTGCCATTTTTAACACCTCCTTTACAGTAGTTTTCATAAATGTTCTTTGCTCTTGCATATACTCTGCTATGACTATTAAGACCTGCTAAACTCATTGCAGCTTGTAATCTATCGCAGCTAATCTGTCCGTCCCAAGTCCGGTAAGGATATTTTCTGCTTGATGGGTCTAAGAAATAGTCTCGTGGTGCTTTTTCTCTTAATTCTGGGTCGTTCCACCAGTTCTTATAATCTTTTTGTGGTTCTGGATTGGTTTCTTGTTTATCTGCTTCAAATAATACTTTTGCGTTCTTGTCTGCTCCCTCGAACACAAAAGATATCTCTTTAAAGGACATATCTTTAACGATATATTTGTTGTCTTCTAATTTTTCAGTTTCTAATGTGATACCAACGCTTACGTCTGTGATTGGCTTTGGCTCCATTTTTAAAAGACTGATAAGCTTCTCATTTCCAGCTCTAATTATCTGCAATTTTGCAATGATTTTTCCGTCCTGATAAAATGCGTCTTTAACAACTCCAACAACAGAACCAACTTCCCATTTGTGGTCAAGTAAGACGGGTTTTCCGATTAATCCCTCTGCCTTTTGTTGTAATAATTCATCTGGAAAGCAGAGATTGCCATATTGCCTTACAATGCATGTAGAAGACAGTGCAACTACATTGACTTCTATATAGTCTTGTTCTTCTTGCAAGTTTTCAGTTGTCAGTAATGTGTTAAGTGTAATCATGCAAACACCTTATTCTTAGTGATGTTAATATTTTGAATTGATGAATGAGATTAAACAAGCACAGATTTCACAACACTCTAATAATTGCTGAAAGTTGATTCATTAATTCATCTAAACTCTGCAATCTTGCAAACTCTACTATTCTGAGATTATCATCGCTTGAGATTACATATTTATTGTCTTTTACAAATATATAATCAGTGCTTCCATCTACATTTCTTCTAATAAATACCTGTTCCGGCTTTTTAATAACTTCTTTAGACATTCTTCTATACTGTTCTTTTGTCTCTGCTCCTACACTCTGACCGTGTAATTCAAAGTTTCTCAATAAGTTCTCTTCTCCTAATCTACTCCAACTACTGCCAAGATGTGCTTTTATTCTTTCGCTGATTTCTTCGGGTTTTAAGCTTCTATACTCATTTTGTAATTGTTCTAAAAGAGTAGCCTGTTCCAAACTCTTTGGCTGTGTTGCTGGTTCTACGACAATAGGCAAAGGTCTTTCTACCTCTTCTTGATATGCTCCTAGAACACATCTGCAGTGTGGGTGTGCGGGCGGTATTTTACTCGGAATATCATCAGAAGGCATTCTTTTTAGTTCTGATAAGTCAAAACTTGTTAAAAATGGTTTAATGTCGGGCAGGTTCTCAGGGTCAGTTTCTATTAGGTCTAAAGTTCTTACTGTATCAACGGTTTTAAATATTCTTCCGTCCATTGCTCGGCAGTAAGGACAAGTCAATCTATCTCCGACTGAGTTCCATCTGTAATATGTAATCCTTGCCTTTTGGAATGCTCTAATTCTTGCTGAGTTTTTCAGGTGATTATATGTTGTATCAATTATTTGTCTTGCTTTTGTTTGTGTTCTTTGCTCTAAGTATTGTCCAAATCTGTTTAGAAAAACTCTAATGCCCGGTGCATCTTTTCCAATCGGATTTCCCTCAGTGAGATAGTAGTTATTAAACCAATTAATAACTTCTCTTCTTAATCTTGCATCTCCACGAAAGAACCTGCCAAGATAAAAATCAGCCAAACTTTCTGCGTAGCCGATTGTTCTTAAATCGGGAGTTCCTAAACCAAACTCTAACATCTCTGGAACTGCTTCTCTTTGTGCTTTTTCATATATCTTTTCAAACTCTTTTCTTAGATAGTCTTTTTCTTTATTGTTTAGTCTAACTTTCTCTTCAAGTTTTGAAATAATAAATCTTTGTAAATCTTGAAAAGATATGAAATATTTTGCATATTTGAAAACTTCCTTTAACGCTTCTTCTACTTTTTGCAGAATTGCAGGTAGTATTGTATTTAAAATCCTATCTATATCCTGATTGCCTTCAGTATCCCAATCATACTCAGCCATCTATTCCAAGCTCCTTTCTTGCTTCTTCTACTGAAATAATGCCAGCCTGCAACATTTGAATAACTTTCTGAACTCTATCTAATTCTGCTTTTGCGGTTTTGTCAGGGTGGAAGTCTGGCAATGGGTCAAATTCTACATCTACATCATCTATGTTGTAGCCTTTTAATAATAGGTGTAGTTTATAAGCATATTCTAAAAATCTTTTGACAATTGTCTGAATGCTTGATAGCTGAGATACAAATGTATGTAAAGCAACAGTAGACCAAGTTTCAGTATAGCCTGTTGAAAAACCAAGAAGAGATGGCTGTGTTTTTGCTCCTTCAATAGTCCATCTTTCTAACAACTCAATGATGTCTTTTATTCCTGATGCATTACCGCTTATTTCTTCAAACTTTGCCTCTGTTCCCTCAAAATGCAAAAATACGCCCTTGCTCATATTCTCAGCTACATCTTGTCCGAACTGCTCTAAAAATTGTCTTGCCCTATTTTGGTACTCTGCCTCTGTTTCGTTTGGTGCTTTTGGCAATTGTGGGAATTTAACATCTAAAAATCCAACCAATCCAAGCTTCGTAGCAAGACCTTGTAGTTCGCTTAAAAGATTTTCTACCGTTTCAATAGTAGATAACGATGCAAGGAACGGCGGAATTGCATAAGGTGAGCCGTCCAAAGTAAGCAGTGGCATATATTTATAGGTGTAAGGATTGAGTTTAATCGGGTCTTCTATTCCAACCCACTGATATGGCTCATACTCGTCTGTTTCTGTGTTGTAATCAAACCATATGTATCTGGCAGGAACCAAAGCGATCTTTTTGATTCCTGTCAGATGCTCCTCTACAACGACTTCGGCCGATAAAGCTCCGGATATGTTTATCTGTGCTATTAATTGGTTTATTAAATGGTCTGTATTTAAAGCAAATGCTAACTCTTCCAATTCTTGTAATGCTTTTTCTTCATCTTGTCCCTGCACTTTTACAGTGTGTCCTGTGTTGGCTAACGTTATTATCAAGTTGTGCGTCTGTGATAATATCGGATTAGCTACAACTGCCTTTTCTATTGTATCCAACCATTCCCGAGGATATCTTGGATTTAAGAATCTGAACTTAGCTTCAAGTGTCTTAGGTGTAAAGATTTTGGCAGGTTCAATTGAAACTCTTGTTGTAGGTATTTGACTTCTTGGTAAGTCATCATTTCCAAATAATCTCCTAATCCATTGCTTTATATCCATATCGGCTCTCCTCTTTTCTTTGTGATGTAAAGAATATTGGTGTAATTTCTTTCATATCTTCTTGACTTGCTGAGTGTAATGCTAATGCCAAACTCCAAAACCTGTCTGCGTGTGAGCTGTCAGTCTCGCCTTCGTATCTGATATTGCCTGCCTTTGTAATCGTCTTTTTTACTGAATGCAGGTCTTCTATCAAGTCTTTATCATTTGGAATGCTGATAATCTTATCTTGAAATACTGCTTTAACTCTGCTTGCCAGTTCGTCTTTCATTTTGTTAGTAAAGTAAACTGGAAGAACTTTTACATCTCCCCATTTTTTGACAAGCTCTTCGGATATTTGCATTCCAATGCCTGTTTCATCTATTGCAATTTTGCGTGCATAATGACAAAGATGGTCTATGATTTTAAACTGTTCTGAGAATGGCAGTTTTCTTAATATCTCTTGTTTTCTGAGATAATATCTTCCTGCTATCTTCTCAAGAATAGATATAACTGTTAAGTCATGTCTTCTTCCGATGTCAATTCCGATGTAAACATCTCCGGTAAGCTCTTTTATATCTGCTTCTATATTTTCAACAGTGCAAGAGTGCAGGATTTCGTAAGGTAGTAATACACTTTCTTCATCCATAAACTCGCACATATATTCCTGCATCCAGATGTCCTGATTTGGAACGCCTTTTCTTAACTCTTCAATATCTATATTCAAGCCTTGATTAACAGCGTCAAATATTGTTAGTTTTTGTCTAAACCATAAATCATTGTTCTCTGACATTTGCCAAAGATGACCGAAAATATCACTTTTGGCTCGTGGTGTAGAAATAACTATAAGTTTAAAGTCTTTATTCCGAGTAATTGATGGAAATATTGCCTGATACACTTTATAGCCATCACGAAAAAAGGCAGCTTCTTCTAAGATAACATCACCTGTAAGCCCCCGTGTACCGTCTGGGTTTGCTGGAAGCCCTATAATCCTTGAACGGTTCGGAAACCTAATCTCTAATACATTCGTTGTTGTATCTTCAAAAAAACTGACATCTCCTTTGATTTTCCCAAGCTCTTTCAAAAAATCAACGTGTCTTTTGACCTTTTCCATCAATTCTTTAGATTGTCGTTCCGTTGGTGAGATTATAGCGACTAAGTGATTCTTTCTTTCTATAGCTCTTAATACAGCGAATAAAGAAACGACAAAAGATTTACCTGTTTGTCTTGACCACATAATAATGCTATATTTCTTTTCAAACATTTGATGCAGTGCGGATTGTTGATATGGTAATAGGAGTTTGTCATACTCCATAGATTTCCTCTTTTATAAGCTTTAAGAATTCCGGGTCAATATTTCTTTTCTTGCCTTCTTCTTCTATCTTCTCAGCTGCTTTCTGCAATTTTTCAGTGATGTGTTTTTCAAGAGATTGGCTCATTTGTGAAAGTTTGCTGACTGCTGTTATCAACTGTTCTGGCTCTTCAAACTCAAATCTATCAATATCTTTAGTAAATTCCAGAACCTTTTGAGTAAGCATCGCAACAAGAGATGACAACATAAAGCTTGTTGGCTTATTTTGTGTTTGCTGAACCAATACTTCTATCTTATCCCACCATTCATTGTATTGCTTTGCTACCTCTGAATAGTCCTTATAAGCTCTATATATCGCTGTTTTGCTAATATCATAGCCTTCGGTTCTCAAAATACTTTCAATTGTTTTAAAATCTTTCTTTTCATTTTCATATAGATAAACGATTTTCTGAATTATGTCATAAAGTTGTGCTTTCTTTCTTTTTGGCATTTTAGTCTCTCCTCTCTGGAACAATGATACCGTCATCTCTTTTTGTTAGTTCTAAGATATCTACACCCGCAGGAGTAATGCTGTATAGTCTTTTTTTCTCAAATTGCTTGTATGGATGCGGTACTTCTTCTACTTTTGCATAGCCTTTACCGACCAAGTAGTTTAAAGCTTTTCTGATTTCGTAATCTCTGTAATACTGGTAGAATATTCCAATAATCTCAATGTCTTCAATGTATCTTGGTTCTATTCTATATAAAAAGTCTAAAATTTCTCCTCTTAAAGCTTTCATTCCCATTTAATCTCTCCTTATTTCTATGAACTTTTCTATAAATCTGTCAAGCTTTGCATCAAGTTTTTGTAATTCACCCCGCCATCCTGACACATCTCGATAATGCTCTTCCTTAGTGATGAAATCTTTCATTTGATTTTCTATTTCTGTGATTTTGTTGTCAAACTTTGCATCTCTTTCTTCAAGCTTTGCATCTCTTTCTTTTAATGCTTTTGTTAAGCTGTCTATTTTTTCTTCTTGTCTTCGTATTAAAAAAAATATAGCTACGATTGTAATAATTGTTGAGATCTCCGGAGTAATTAATTTCCCTAACCCTATCTCAAGAAAATCCATCACAGAACCTCTAAGAATTTTTCTAACGGAAGAACGATTAATGGCTCCTGTCTATCTGCTTTTATAACTACAGCATCATTGCCTTCAAGCCATTTATAGATTGACATCTCTTTTCTTGCTTTAACTTGAATGTGTCCGACGAGTTCCACGTGCAAATCTGCAGAACCTAAAGAACCTGCAGACCTGACAACTTTCAGACCTCTTTCTTCAAAGATTTTTTTTATCTCTCGCTCTACTCTGCTACCTTTTCTTTTTGCATTCATGATTAGACCCTAAAATGTAAAGTTGTGATTTTATGATATAGAGATGATATTAATTAGACAAGCACAGATTTCACGAATGTGATGAGACGAGAAAGAGGCTAAGATCTTTCTATTATGGTTTTTGCTATTTCATCAGTTAGTGAAGTTTTGTATATCGCTAATGCCTCTCTTTTAAGTCTTCCAAGCTCGCATGATGGTATTCTGATTGTAGAATTACTACCTACTTGGACAGCTCTAATAATTCCTGCATCAATCCAATTGTAGATAGTCCTTTTGCTTACATTGAAATACTCCGCTGCTTCTTTAACTGTATAAAACTCTTTAAACAAATTAATCAAGCTTTATAACCTCTTAAGGGGTTAGTTTATTCAATATTATAAATTAAAGCTAAGTTAAACAAGCACAGATTTCACAGTGAAAAATTGCAATTTTGCAGTTTTTTTAGAGATGATAAAAAGGCTCCGGGATTGCTCCCGGAGATTATTTAGGAG